GACAAATCCAACTAGCGGCAGTCGCAACGCGCATGCAGACGAAGTTTTCGCACGAGTGGCGGAGATAGTCTTGGACGAGCTGCTTCCCACGGTTGATTTGCACGGATTACAGGAGCCTTTGACTTTCGATGACCGTGCTCGACTTTTTCGGAAACTTTTCCGGAAGAAACGCGGAGCGCGATGGTGCGATCAAGTCATAGCTCGCGCATACAAACGTCTACATCATGGGGCGACGAAGAGAGACGTTCGATGCGGATGCTTCACCAAGGCCGAATCATCGGCTAAGAGAGTCAAGAGACGGTGGCGATTACGACCGAGAATGATTGCAACCATGTCCGAAGCGCAATTCTGGGATCTCTTTCCCGTTTTGCTAATCATAGAGAGATGGAATCACGGATACTTCCAGAATTTCCAGATCAAAGACATGACGCCGTCTGATGCCTTGAAGCAAGTAGAGAAAGTTCTAGGGCATCCCCTGGGCATCCAGGGTACTGACTACTCTAAGTTCGAAGCCTCCATTTGCCACGCATTACGTAAGAGCGGAGAGGACAGGTTCATGCGGACGTTACTCCGAATGGCGGGGATGGATCACACAGAGCAAGCGTACAAGAAGCACATGAAACGTGAGCGCAAGTTGTATCACAAATGCTTCACGTTCTCGAATGCTGGCAGGTGCTCAGGTGATTTCACCACGTCCTGGGGTAATGGTTTAACGAATTTCTTGATACTCACCACTATAAATGTCCTTCGAGGCATGCCTTTGGGTGAAGTTTCCTTATTCGTTCAACAGCGTTGCAATGCGGTACTGGAAGGAGATGACGGAATTTTCGGCCCGATCATCGATGATATTTCAGTATATGCGGGGCTTTTGGGACTAGAGATGAGCGCGGAAGAGAGCGGGTACGAACCCAGTGAAGTTTCCTTCTTGAGAAACATGTGGACGCCCGAAGGGCGGGTGCCAGATGTGGCCCGGATATTATCCAAAATGTTTTGGGTTAAGAACGGTGCCAGACTCAAAAGGAGCAAACAGTTGGCCGTACTTCGCCAGATGGCTATGTGCATTCGTGCAATGTATCCTAATTGCCCAGTGTTGGATGCTGCAACGTGGTATGTCGGCTTGAAAACCGCAGGTTTCACAACATTCGACTGCCGCCAGTATGTCAATACGTGGAAAGAGGAACATTTAGCCCGAGCTAACTTAAAGACTAAGCAAGTCAATGAGAAGCTCCGGACTTATGTAGCCGATCCGGCGCCATCTTTTTGTCCCATACCAGTGGATGTCCAGAGACACTGGGAAAATGAATTTTACTCTGGACGAATGCCACATTTGGGCATGGTCCTCAATGGACATGACGATGTGAGCAGCGGGGTGCATTCTTTCGACTTGGTGCGTTCGGAAGGATCATATCCACCCCAGGATGAGGGATATAGCAGTGAGATGACTGTTCTGCTTAATTCTCTCGAGAGCATCATGAGGGCC